TTTCTTTTTTAAATCTTGTTCTTCAAGCTTTTTAACAACAATTTTTTCTTGCATCTTATCTAACTTAGGTTTAAACTTAGCAGCTTGCTTTTCAAGCTTACCTAAGTCTTTCCAGATTTCTATTTCCTCAGCTATTTCATCTGATGTTCCATATCCGGTTGCACCTAAATATTCTTTAATAATTGTTTCTTGATCTGATTCAGATTTTAGACTTAATTGTTTTGTTTCTTCAACACTACCTAAAGTATTAAATAAACCTTTAATATCTGTTCCTCCATCTTCAACATATCTTGCAGCAATTTGTAATTCTTCTGGTAAACTTGCAAAAAACTGTTTAGGAGTTTCACGTCTTACTTGATTAGCTTTTTCTTCTAAATTAGCTTCAATTAATTCTTCCCAATCTTTTGCAGTGTAATCTTCCAATGATTTCTCGTCATCAAAAGGTACAATCTTGTCATCTTTAATAAGTTTACTGAATACATCAGATATACCATTAATAGACTTTCTACCTCTTTTTTCTTTCTTCTCTACATCTTCCTCAGTCTCATCATCTAATGCATCTAAAATATCATTAGCTGATTCTACTTCTTTTGTTTCTTTTTTTTCTTTTACTTCTTCTTTAGCTTCTGGCAAAGCATCTTCTAAATCTTTAGTCTCTTCAGTTTCTGCTTTCGCAGGTTCTTTTTTACTTAGATCATCTACACCATCTTCATCTACATCTGCAAATGAAAAATCAGCTTTTTTATTTAATCCAGATAAAATATTAGTTTTAGATTTACTTTCTTCAGGTAATGTTACATCACCAGCACTTGGAGCACCGTTAAAGATCTCATCTAAGTTAATATCTAATGTTTCTACATTGCTATTCACAGCAGCTTCTTTTGTATTCATAATATTGTTGGTTTTAATATTTAGTACTTATATATACAATATAATAAAAGTTTAGCTATACTACAATAGATAAACTTTTATTATTTTACATTTATGCAAAGTTTTTTGCAGTATATAGCTAACGTCAATTATTTCTTATCAGATTTTTTAGAATCTTTAACATCGTATTGATTTTTATTAGTTCTTGCAATTTGTAGATCTTTGTTTGCAACATCTCTTGTTGCTGCAATTTTTTCTCTTTCAACTTGAAGTCTTGCAGATTCCATACTACCTTTCATTGCCATCTCATCACGCTTAAGATTTGTTTGTTCTTGGAACCTTGTAGTTTCTCTAATATCTTTCATTGCATCTTGATAATCAGATACTTGATTTTGATTTATATCTACTTGTGCTCCAAAACCTGCGGATCTAATCTCAGCAATAGTAATATCATTTTGTCTGTCTTTGGCGTTTTCTTGCATCTCAACCTGAAGCTTTTGCTGATCTTCTTGTGCTTTAGCTTTAAGTTGTTGTTCTTGCATTTGACGTTGTTGCTGCATATCTTGAGTTCTTTGTTGCTCAAGTCTGTTTTCTGAGTCTTTTAAGATATCTGTTATTTCAGATATTGAATCAGCTTTAACAATATTACCAAGCTCATAAATTGATGCTCCTGTAGTATTGTTAGTTAATGCCATTTGCTTGAGTTGTTCTAAAACCGCTCTGTGATTAGTTTTAGTAGTTGCAAATACATTAAAATCTCTAAGTAATAGATCAGTACCATTCATAGTAAAATTTACCTTCTGAGCCTCTGTAGAGATGTAAGATAATCTAAGACTTGGATCAGTACTATTATAATACTGAGCTAGGTCAGTTCTCATTTGATGCACTCTAGGCATTAAATGATCTGAATGTTGTACAAAATATATTTCTGTTTGTGCATATGATTGTTGCATAGCATTTACTACACCTGTTGCAGTTTCTGCAGATACAGCTCCACCTAATCGTTGTGGATTAATACCAATAGAATCAAAACATTGTTGTTTAAAGTAATTTGCTAATTGTATTCTAGACATTAATCTGCTAGTCTGCTCCATGTTTAGAGTCTGATAGTGATTAAAGTTTGTAGCATTTTCTGTATTAGTAATAGATGTATCCAAAGGTAACATGCTAAAATCTTTCATAGCAGTATATGCTTTAGCATAATTGTTTTTACCCCAATCTTCTCCCATTGAGTGACGTGGTAAAGCATTCTGATCAAACATTATTACTGTTCCTAATTCATCTATTAAAATGTCCGCAATCTGGTTATTAACCATGTTGTATCCAACTTGATAAGCTTTCATTAAATCTACTAAAGATGTTGATCTAGTATTTCTATCAGAAAATACTCTACCCTCTACGGGTAGTTTACAACCATACAAAGAATTTTCACCTTTAAATTGAAAAGGTAATCTACCTGGTTTATCTCTATTAATACCTAGATATATAGGGTTAACATTGTCATCCATTGTAGTTCTCCACATGGCAGGTACATTAGGGCCAATTTTTACTCCACCCCATGTTTCATTTATCCAAATCCATTCAACATGTTCACCTTGAAGTAATGTATCTTTAGATTTGTTCTTAAATATTGATGTATCATAAACTGGTTTTTCAGTTATTTTAAATGATTCATCTATTATTTCTTGAGTTACTTCACCATCAAATTCTATTTTAGTTAAGTGACCTACTTTTCTTTGAGTCTTCCAATAAATTGTAGATACTCTCATTAAGTTACCATCTCCCCATTGTTCAAGATCTTCACTTTGAGAAAGTATTTGAGTAAGTATATCTCCTCCTTTTACTGGATCTGCCATGTAATTACTTGTATACTGTCTGTATGCTAAGCCTGGCATATTTGTATTCCACTCATGAGATCTTGTAGCATCATAATATGATCCATCATTTTGATAACCATTAACTTGATATTGTGCAGAACGTGCTGGGTATATTCTTTGTAAAGATGATAGTTGTTTTTCATCCATTAAATAACCATACTTATCTACTACATCAGATACGGTCATTAGGTCAACTTTACCTACATAGTTAGAGTCAGCTATATATCTTTGATCTGGTGATTTTTGATAAAATGTTAATACTGGATTCCATAACTCTACATCATAGTCATCCTCTAACATGCGGAAATGCCAAAACTCTCTATCAGAAATAAGCATATCACGAAACCCTCTTTCTTCTAGCTCATGCATTTTAAATCTTTCCTCATCCACATTTAACTGGTGAGTTGCCCATTCTTCTATACTACTTCTGTAAGACTTGCTAAAATAGTCTTCTATCTCAGGAAGTGTTTTTAAATTTTCAGGTGATAGTTGTTGTTGTGCTTCTTCAGATGCTGGATCCATTCCAGCTTCTATCATTTTTTGAACTAATTGCATTTCTGCATCAGCTAATAAAGTGTCTTCTATTTGTGTTTTTTTAAGAGCTAACATTTCATTATATGATTTGTCATCAACAGCTCTAAATTGTACTTTGTTATAACGTTTACTAAATTCACCAGTTAATACATTGATTACATTTGGAACAATTGGATAAAACTTAAGTTCTAACGCAGAATCATTTTCCTTTGTTAAAACATCCATCATATCTTTATAATCATTGTCTTCTTCTACTATATAATCAGACTTATCAATAATACCTTTTGCTAACTTATAATTTTTTAAAAGTCTTCTAGCATTTGATCTTAAAAATTCTACACCTTGTAGTTCTAGCCAATCTAAATTCCATGCCGCCCAATCATCAGTTTTTTCTGAAGAAGGTAAAAACTGTACTGGTTGTGTTAAGCTTGAATACGTAGGGCCTCCTTCAGCCTTGGCACCATTCTTTAACTGCATTGCATTTAATACTTTCATTACGTATTTTATTTAGATGAATCTATTTAATATTTTTAAATCCTGATCTATTAGGCCTGCTAGTTCTGGATGTTGAACTACGCCCAATATTTTTAAACGGACTATACTTTAATTTATACAAATTTTCTGAGTTTACCAAAGATTTACCCTCTGATTCACGTCTTTTAGTATATCCTCTGTTAGACTGTTGTATTTTTACAAATGCTATTAATGCACCAAATGCAACTAATCTATCTACGTTTAACCCAGGATAATAAGCTAACATTTCTTTTATTAGCATTGGATCAGGTATTCTTTCTACACCAAATGTTTGATCTGTTACTACACCATTTATATCAGTCTCCTCATTTGTTACTTCCCTTAAAAATTCTATTGCATAAGATATTAAATGACTCTTAAATAAAGTTCCTGTATTTTTCCATCCATATTCTTGATATACCGTTTTATTAGATCCAATATCTTTTAAAAATAAAATTTGTTGTTTAGGTACTAAATATCTTTGTTTTTTTCTAGCAATCATATGCTGAATAAAAAGAGATATGTTATTTTCAACTAATGTCCAGGCATTGTACCATTCTATAATTAATTCTAACCTTTCATGAGTTTTATTTATGTCATCAAATCTACCACACCAGGCTGCCACTACTTTATCTTTTTCAATAAATTGTTCAACTTCACCGGATTCGGTAGTTCTTATAACTTCCATTGCATTTTTATATACAAAAATACTACATAAAGAATCAGAGGTTGTTGTCTTTCCTTCTGACACGGGATCAATAGACGCATAATATGCTCCAAACTCCGGACTTTTAATTGGTCTTTCCCATACCACAACTGTTCCTGTTTTATCAATTTGTTTTTTGTCTACAGGAAATTTACTGATTGGAAGTTTATTTGTTCTTTTAGCAAATATTCCTTTCTCATTTCTGTCTAGTTCTATTAGCTCATAAGGGTATTCTTTTTCCTCTATTCTCTTTTGCTGTCTACTTAAAATTCCTTGAGGAAAAATAGATTCTTTTCTGTATGCAAAAGCCTCAGCAATATTCATAGGCTTTTGTGAAATCCTTAACTGATATTGCTCTCCATTTAATTCATTTTTCCACCTTGATCTTTCTTCTATAATTGCTTTAACGGCTTCTTCAACTAAAGAGTTGCCATATTTGTCAATATAAGGTGGCATAGAATGCTGTTCAGGAATAAACAATCCTGCCATACCAATTGTACCATCAGCGTCCATTAGATTTGTTTCTACAGCATATATATCATTTGCTTTAGGATTTAGTATCATATCCTTTAAGGGATTACACTGTTGCAAATCTCCAACCGATCCTGCTGCAATAAACATACCTGTTGTCATCATACCAGAAGACATTGCGGGACGTAAGTATTCATATGTTTGCATCATCTTAGGTGCAATACCCGCTTCTTCATGGAAAAAATAAGTGGTAGGTCCCCCTACACCAGCTGTTGCATTTTTTTCAAATGATGCCCCTTGGATTTTAGATTTTAAACCTCTAGCTGTTTTTCTATTGTTTACTTTAACTTCTATTTGTTGTTGCCACAATAATACCTTTTCTGGATTGCTTGGTCTATACCAAGCGGTGTGCTCATTAAGAAAAGTTTTGTATTCATCTAAAAACTTCCAAGAACCTTTATCATTAATGTAATCTTTTAGTGATGCTCCAACTTTACAAATAGAACCTTCTTCAAACCAATAGGTGTTAATAATTTTACCCATGTGAAAATAAGAAGAAGCTATCTGACGTTTTTTAAGTATTGCTGAATGCTGATTATTTAGCTCAGCTAATAACTCATATAATGCCATGTGATATTGAGCATCTCTTACTTTTGCAAATCCATACTTTTTTTCTTCTTTATCAAAAATTGGTAAAAAGTTTAACCACATGTAATAATCTCTGGTTAAAAAAAAACTTTTACCATTATCATTATATATTACTCCTTTTCTACATTTATTTTTTTGATCTTCCCAATAATTTGTAAAATCTTTAGATCTAAAAGGAGCATTACAATAAAACCCTTGAGTATTAAATGATTTAGCTTCTTTATTAAACTCAAAAGCTATATCAGAAAAGCCATATAAACCGGGTTCTTTAAATATAGATAATATGTATTCTATAAATAATTCTTCTGTTTCAAACTCAGTTGTTGTCCATTGCCCATTTGTATATGTAGGAACGGTTTTATACATTCGCTACTTCAACTAAAATTGCAAAGACATCTCCTTCTTGAATAAGTAAATGTTCCTCTTCATTATGTTTCATTGATGTAGGTAAACAATGTTCAGTATATTGAACAACATCTCCAATTTTAATTTCTTCTACAGATTGACCTATACCAATTACAGTACCTATACATTCTTTTTTAATTGCCATATCAGGTAAAATAAAACCTGATTTAGTCATTGTCTCTGCTGCCTTTTGTTTGATCAAAAGTTTCTTTCCTACTGGTATTACTTGTTGTGCCATCGTTGTTAGTTTTTTTTGTATTATTAAATTCTGGTTCATCCCAATAGCAGAAATGCCATTTGGTTTCTTTTTTGTTATTTATCATATTTGATCATAAGCTAATCCTGCTCCTCCACGTACTGAACTCTCCTGTTCATTTTTCATATCAGTAAATGCTCCTTTATAAGATTGTCTTATCTGTTCAAATTTAGCAGCAGCATTAATCATAGAGTTCATATTACCGTCTCTACCGTGTTCAATAGGGGTTACCTCCATATACTTAGCTAATCTGTCTAACATAGCTTTAATACCTACGTACGCCCTGTATGTGGGTGTTTCATACATCTGCTTACACATATCTAATGCATATCTTATCTTACCGTCTTCTGGTGATTCTTCAAGTCCTATCTCTTCTATAATAATATCTTCTTTTTCATGTTCAGGAAGATTAAAAAATGGATTTAAATCTGGATCCGGACAACTTAAATAAAATATATATTGATACACCTGCATATAAGTGTCAGGATAAGTATCCATTATTTTTTTAAGAAATGGTAAAGCATAGCAATGTTCAGAAGGTATAACTTTATTATTTTGTATATCAAATAATCTTACTATCATGTTTTTTATATTTTAAGGTAATGCGTCAATATAAGCTTTTACTGTAGCATAACTATCACTAACATACATTGGTGATATACTTCCGCCTGTTACATATATTTGACGTACATCAATATTAACTCCGTTTCCTGTGAATACTGATCCAACACCAACTAAATGAGTAGGGTTTATTGCTATTAAGTTTGCACTACCCGGTATTACAAACAATGGTTCTAAAGGATTAGGAGGATTTGTTACTTCTAAAAAAACTTGTGTTAATTGTATTGATGCCATTAATTTTTATCTTTAAGCCACATCATTAATGAAGATACTTCATCTTTTAAATATGGTAGTTCATATATTTTTACTTCTTCTAAAACCGGTTCACCATTCTCTACTTTTGTAATTGGATAACCATTACTATCTTCTCCTACTGTAACAAATTTAACATGTTGAATTGTTAACTTTCCTATCTTTAATTTAGGGTTGTGCTTTTTAATAATATACGCATAAATACTCAATTGTAAGTTATAATGCTTAAGATTACAATCATCTAAATGATTTAAAGGCTTATATAATTTATTTGTAATACCCTCCCAATTAGTAAATCCTTTTTCTTTTATTTCTTTATTTGTTTTGTAATCATGGATATTAATATAACCATCTACAACCTCAACTAAATCTGCCTGTCCACATAAACCCATTGATTTTAAATAAACCATATGCTCAGGATAAACCCCTTCTTTTAGTTTTTGTACTGGTGCCAACTTTACACCTTGTTCTGTCAATAAGGGTTTTATAATAGGTACTTCTGTTCCATTGCGTTCAATAGTTTTAAAGTCTAGCATATCTGCTTCTCTTTGGTTATGATACCAATTTCCTAATTTAATAGCTCTTTGAGTTTCATTATCCCAAGCAGTAAGTATTTCTTTTGGTGTCATACCATACCACTTAGATCTTTTATTTTTAGAAGATTTTTTGGCTTGACCTTCCCTATCAAATTTAGGTTTAAACATTCCAATAAAGGATGTTACACTTGTCCAGTTTATTTTGTCTTGATCATTACTTTCGTATATATGACCTTCTTCTTTAAATGTTATTGCCATAATTAAAATGTTGTTGATGTATACCAATAACTTTCTTTATTGTTAATTGTCATTGGTGTACTATTGTTTTGATAAATATAATTAATTGTTATTTCCATCTGATCCTATTTGTTTAATTATTAATTCTTCAGTTTCTTCTGATACTAATGAATTCCAATAACCTTTAGGGCATTCACTAGATAACGATCTTACTTTAAAAGCTAAACTACATCCACAATCAGAGCAACAAGGTTGAGTACCAGAAGCTAAGCAATCAGTTCCTTTTGCATCAAATAAAGAACAATTAATACATACTTGAAATCTACTTGTAGCTACTGCTTCAACATGTTCTTTTTTAAATAGATTATTTTTAATTCCTTCTGCAATTTTATCAATGTTTTTAAAAGCATCCGTATACTTCTTCCAGGGCTTACTCATTCTTCTTACTTTTAAATTCTTTTTTTCTTAATTTAGCTTCTTCAATTTTGTTAAGTGCATCAGACATTTCTTTTATGTCTTTAATTATGTTTTCACTTTTTGCATAACCGTTATATGTCCTTTTAGCAATGTTACCTAACATGCTTTTGTTTTTCTTTATTGCTGTTTCAAGTTTACCCTTTCTTATTTCAAAAGTTCCTAAACCATCTACATTTATTCTAGGATAAGCAAGTTTAGATAATTTCTTTCTTAGTTTACTATAATAGAAACTTATAAAATCATCTACTACTTGCTGATGAACTCCTACTTGCTCAGCAATACCATTTGTAAAATCTTTATGTTTCTTGGGATTCACTTCCTAAAATTTTATAGTCTAATAATACTAATCCATCAGACTGAACATTAATATCTTTATTTAAGTCTATGGTTTTTTTATTATTACCATTTTTATTAACCAATCCTTTTTTTTCAGCTTTTGATATTGCATTTCTAGCTGATTGAGCACTTTTAAAAATATTTAATTCAGTTAATAAAATACAAAATTTAGATATTTCTATTTTAGGATTTTTAGCAAGTACAGCTAAGAAATCTAAATCAGAATTACTTATTAATGTTTTTGTAAAAAAACAATAAGTTAATATCTGATATTTTATTGAATCATTTATTCCCACTTTTAATTTAAAATCTACTTTGTTTACTATTGCCATATCTATAAGCTTAATATCATATCAACTAAGTTAGGATCTGGATAACAATCAGATTTACCTCTTCTAACATTAGTATGTGTTAATAATCCTTTAACTTCTCCTAAGCAAGCACTAATTTGAAATCCAAATCCTTTTGTTGGACCATAAGCTTGTATATATTTTTTAAGACCTACTCTAATATCAATCTCATCTCTTTCACCAACATAACGTATCCATTTTTCAGTTGCTTTAATTTGCTCATCAGAATATTTATGATAATTTAAATAACCTCTAAATGGTTCTTTCAATTCCATTACTTGTTCTGGTTGACAACGAGATCCCACATAAGTTTTTAAATCATTGTCTAAATAACCCATAGAACAAATTTCTAAACCTACTGAATGTCTGTTCATCCAACCTGATTGAGTTCTACCTAAATGAAATGCTTGACCTCCTTCAGGAAATGCTTGAACCATAACACCGTTATATTCATCATCACCGTTTCTATGGTTAATTCCACCTAAAACAAATTCTGTTGCTATTCTACCTCTTTTATCTCTACCCCAGTGATCAATACATCTGTAAGGATTAGCATTACCTGCAGTATGATGTAGAAATATATATTCGTTTTTGATTGGGCCTTTTATATATTCACCTTCTGGTAAATAGTGCTTATGAATTAATTGATCATAATTGGTTGTGAAGTAGTTTAAAGATATATCAGTATCTTCATCTATACCTAATTCTTCACTATATGGTTTGTTAAATAGTAATACCCACATATCACTATCAACCATTCCTGTTACAGGTAATCCATTAGATAATTGGTATTTAATAACAGCTTTTTCTGTTAGTGGACCAAAATCACCATCTTGCGTAATATTTAATTTAGCTTGCAGATGTCTTACATTAACTTTTTTGTCTCCTTTTTTGAGTAGCATAATATTGAGTTTAAGTTAGTCAATATTTTTTGCTGCATTCTCCATAGCTTCTTTAAAAGCTTTTGCTTCTTCAGAATCTGATGCTACGCCACCTTCTTTTTGGTCAGCATATTGTTGGGACATAAACATCTGAGCTTGCATGCGCTCTGCTCTAGCTTTTTCTATATCAGCTAATAGTGTTTCATATTCAGCTTGGATCTTTAAATGCTGGATGTTGTCTTTGTAAAAAGCGGTGATTTCTTCTCTCCTAGCGTTAAGTTCTTCTTTGCTAAGATTTGGTTCTTTTTCTTGTAAGTTGGTTTGTGCCATTGTAAAGTTTTTTAATTAAACGTTATACAAATATATATAAATAGTTTAACTAAAAAAAGTTTAATGTCAATTATTTCTTTTTGGATTTAGCTCCAGAGCATTTCCAACGTTTACGAGATAAGTTATTCGGGGTGTTTGGATCATTTCTTTTTTTCTTAGATACTCTTTTCTTAATACCTAAACTTCTAGCACAGTAGCTATCACCTTTGGAGGTACCAGGTTTTACCCTTGGCCCTCCTCCTTTAGCTTTGCCTGCCTGACCGTAACTAACTTTCTTACCGCTAGCTGTTACTTTGACTTTCGCTTTTCCCTTTCTAGGTGTTGCCATTCTTAGTGAGCTTTAGCTTGTATAATAATCCATTCTGTACCATTTGACCAGATAGATATACCTTCATATCTTTTAGATATTTCAAATGATGCAGCTCCATCAATTGTTTCAGATCCAGTTGGTGTAACATCTATTTTATCTTGTGCACCGTTATCTAATGTGCCATCAGTAATAATACGTATATTTCTGTATTTCATTGAAGCTGCTGTAGGAAGATTTAAGGTATATGTTCCATTTCCTAATCCATCCCACGATATATCAATTAAATTATAATTGCTTGGCATTGTTGAACTACCACCACTTCCCGCAACTACAGCAAAAGGAGTTAGTTTTACTTCCTGATCTATAGGTGTATTAACAAATGTTTTAATAGCACCCATTGTAACAAGTTCTGTTTCAACTTTTGGATGAGGTTTCATTCTTTCTTGAGCGCCAGCGTATCTTGCTATTGTAATATAATCATCTGTTCTTGGTGTTACTACTTTCTTTCTTGAAAGCATTCCCATCATGTCCTGTAATATTGTTCCCATTTTATTATTTTTATTTAACGTTTTTTTCCTTTGTGTAATCCATGACTAGCATGTTGTTTACCTTTTTTTCTTGCAGCTCTTTTCTTTTTATTTGCTGCTGCTAATTTAGCCTTACCTTTTTTTGTACTCTTTAGTTTAGCAATAGTTTTTTTTGGAGCATATACTTCACCTGTCTCAGAACTTTTCTTTCCTGATGCAGTTGTCCATTTTTGCTTTGTCCATCTAGTAAGACTTTTTTGTTGTTTAGTCTTTGCCACTACTTATTATGTTTACATTGAAACTGCTCAAGTCTAATAATATCTTTTTCTAATGCTACAATTTTATCTTCCGACTCATTAATCATTTTGATTTTCTTTTCTAACCTAGATTCTAGTACTACCATATCATCTGATAGTTGTGCTATCTGACTATATGCAATACCCATAGTAAATATAATACCTATGATCCAAATTATATTACCTAAATTTAAAGTAAAGTCTTTCATTATTTCTTAGATTTATAACCGCCACCATTTGCTTTGTAACGTTTAGCAAGCATTTGTGCTTTACGTGCTGACCATTGCCCAGGTGCTCCACCTTTCCCCCCTGCCTTAATAGAATTGAATAATCTTTTACGCATTGCTGGTTTAGTATAGTTTCCCGAACTATTTACAGTACTTTTCTTTTTTGTTGCCATAATCAATCTTCTATCCCTAAGTTTATACTTTGAGGAAATTTAATATGCATAATATCACGAAGATTAGCACACTTCTCATAATCCTCCTCTTGGATATAAAAATCAATCATATTCTCAAGCTCACTTAAAGCTGGTCCTAATTCAGGGTCAAATGCTAATACAGCATCTAAATCATTTCTATATTTGTCTTCTATCATCTCATCAAAGCTTATGGCCTTAATTAATAATTTATAAGAGTTGTCAAAAGCATCAGCTAATATTTCACCTTGTAATTCTGCTTTTCTGATCTCTTTCATAAAGTCGTCACTTGCATCATTATTATCCATACTAATTATCTCTTTTATTAAAATAGTAATAACTATCTCTTTAAGACAATATACAAAATTTATTATTTATTTAAAAGAAAAAATCCACATACGTACAAACAAGGGTAACCAAAAAAAAATTTTTCCTACCAAAAAAAATAGTGTGTATTGCATAGGTGAGAGGTCCTATGCTTCTACTCCCCAGCAAATTTTTGGCGCGAGGGTACCCCCTGTAAGTAATCGCCGTTAACTTAATTTAATTCTTAATATTATGAGTGTATTCTTTAGAAAAGTAAACATTAATGCTGCAAGAAACAGCGCAACAGTAATCGTATCATCTTCTGCACTGAGCAACAAGGTAACAACACTGGCAGGGATGCCTGTGGCAACACGTAGCAACAGTGACATATCCTTTGGCGTCTTAAGCCTTATGGACCCTGAAACTGGAGAGACTATGAAAGCTGACCATCCAACCATTGCTGCTATTAAGCAAACGCTTAACGTAGGAGATGAGATGGAAGGATTCCAAATGACTGACAATTTCGTCATGGATATGGTAACCAAAGAGCCAACAACTCTGAGATGGGTTGAGGCAGTATAACATAACGGAGGAGGGTGTAACAACTCTCCTCTTACTGTTACTTGATTGTTACTTGAACTCATACTTTTAGACAGGAACAATGGAAAATAACCGGTCATTCCTATCTATCTGCTCTTCAGCTGCTCCTTTCAGTCGCTTCTGTCTGCTCCCAAGCTAATAATTGCAGTTACTTGCTTAATTGTTTATTAAAAAGTAATTTATATTCAAGTGTGTGTGACAAAATGAATATG